AATGACCCACCAGGCCACGTAGTGGATTATGTGAAATTACAAAAACACTTGTATTCTAGAATATATGTGCTATAATTAGGGTACAAAGAAGGAGGGCATTGAAATGACTAGGAAAGAAGGATATGAAGAGTATATTCAAAATTCTTATGATTGTGTTTTAGAAAGAGTTATTGGTTATCATGAGTTGGCTAATGTGTTAAAAATTTTATCTAATTATATTAGTGATTGTATTGATGTATCTGAGGCTATTTACAACGATAAAGATGTCGATTATCAATCTTATATTGAATTGAATGAAATGATTAGCTACAAGCTTAAAGAAGTTTTTAAGATTGTAAAGAACGCCTAGCGTATGAGTAATTATACTAGTCTTAATCGCTTGTGTTCTGAATTAAATAGAACACTTGGTATCACATGCGACACTGAAAGAGAGAACTTAATACAGTCCTATTATAATCAAGGACTGATTAGTTATAGGCAATATTATTTATTATTGGTTAGTGTTAGGAAACACGAGTACATTAATAATGTGTTTGTTTCTATGTATAGTGAGAATTGGTAGGTGGTAGCTATGGAAAATTGTTTCGGTAAAGTAACATTTTTACTTTATGATGATGTAATGGTTGGTAAATATGAAATTTTATACAATGAAAATGATACTTGTAATATTGATTTGAATTTATACCATCCTTTTAATAGACATAGAACTATATTAGAAAATATTAAGGTTAACGATGTGGACCATGCTGTGTTAGATTATATGAACATGCAAGCCTATTGTGACACAGAAGATCGCAATAAAATGTTTGCATTTGAAATTGTAAGCTATTTCACAAAACAAATTAACAAGGAGGTAAAATAATGTTATTGGTAGATAATCCTATAAGCATTGAATTTTATTTTACATTCGATGGTTTAATTGTAATACATTATACAAACTATAAAATTGTTCAAGATGTATATAACAAGTATTATGAAAAGTATGGTGATGAACACGAATATTATTTATATACAGTAGGTAAATATGACTTAAAATATTAAACTTAAAAGAGTGCATTAATGGCACTCTTTTATTTTAATATTTACTTAATATATAGCTTAAAAGTCTTTTTGTTTCCTGGTTGTTGTAATAAACACATCCATCACGATAGGATCGTATTAACATGTTTAATCGTTGGTCTTTACGCCATAATTTCGCGATCATCATATTCTCGCGGTTATTACTTCCAATGGAATAACAATATCCATATTCTTTATTTATCTGTTGGTTGATATAAACATAGCCTGTATTCATATCTATCCAAACACCATAATAAATATCATCATAGTATAACGTACATAAATAATCACATACGTTCGTTTTCTTTTTAATAAAGTCGTTTGTATCATATGCAAACTTACCAGCGTTATATTCTCCGTAAGTAGTCCCTGAAATTAACTTATGAAATTTCGATTTTTCTTTGTTTCCTTTTTTATATTCATTATGACAGATTTGTACAACAATTTGCTCGACGGATTCATTGCCTTTAAAAGTGTTAAATTCTTTGTTCGGGTCGGGTGTGATACCAAAATAGCTAAAGTATGGGTTAACGATACTTGCGTTATTTGCTAGTAAATATACATGTCCTTCTCGTTGTCTAAATATAGAGTCAATGATATTTAATAATATTTCAACTTCATTTGGGATGTACGCGTTAAATCCTGCCTTTTCCGGTATAAACTCATCAACAATAATTGTATCAATATCAACATAACTTGTTGATTTTAAACTTGCGAATGCTGTTAAAGATGTGGCGTAACCCATTTCACAACCATTTATATAAAATGTGGTAAAGTTGCTACCACCTGTAATTTTAAATTCGTCATCTTTAAAATTTTCAAATTGATCGTTAAGAAATGTTTTGATTTTCTTTAAGTCTGTTTTGTAACGACGTAGATAAAGAAATTGTTTTCCTTTTTTCTTATATCGACTGATACAGTCTTTTTTAAATCCATAGGTTTTACCAATTCCACGACCACCAATGATGAAATTTAGAAATTTATTATATGACTTTATGTTTGTAGGACTGTACCAATCAATTAATTTTATCATTTGAATACTCCATAAGGTAAGTAATTAATACCCTTTGAATTTAATTCACCGCCTGCCATCCAACGACGTTTACCACTGCTACCGATCCAACTAATCCATACATAGCCATCACGTTTAACATAACCGTCATATCTTACATTCATACCTCTTGTATAATATAAACCTGTGTCATTACCTTTTTGACTTGGCGCTTCTCTGATTTTAATTGTACAATTTGGATAGAATGTTCCACATTCCTTAATAAAATCGCTTGGAATTTTATTTAATACATTCTCACTTTTTTCATCACTCAAAATCATAGCTTTAGGCATAAAAGCCGTATCGAATGTAGCTGAATATGGTAGTGAAACAATATTCACTAAACCGTTTTTATCACCTTGGTTCGCACCTAAAAAGCGACCGTATGCACCGTTTATATCACTGTCAAAAATAGCGACGTGACTCCAAGGTGTAATATTTGGTACTTCTTTAAATACAACGATTGCACCGGGTTGTAATTCAGTAATTTCAACACAATTATATGTCATTCCATTTGTTTGTCGGTTTAACCAAATATCCTTAGCATATCCGCTACTTGTACAATTTGCACCATTAAAACCGTTCTTTTCACACCAATCAAAATATAAATCCCAACATTGAGAACCGTAAGCACCGTCACGGTCTACATATGTACCTAATACTTTTCGCCTATAATCATAATATTTATTTACATTAATATTCATATTCATTACCTCCTATATTTAAAAAATATTGAAAAATAATCCGTATTCCTGTAATTCCGCGTATAACTCGTTTTCGATTGTAATAACCGCACGCCGTGAACCTTGTAAAACTTCCGCTAGTGTTTGGATACCGATATTACCTTTACGCTTAAAACTATACTCTTCATGTCCTGTCGTGTCATTGGCGCTTTTTGGTTTGGTGATTGTCTTAGCGATATTGTTTACATAGTCGTTTGTCTCAATGTCAATACGTCCTTCCGGAGTTACAGATTGTAAAGCGATACTCGTATCTTCTCCACTGGCTTGTGTGTTACCTCGACTATCACGTGTATAAGTTTCTGTATAGTTCGTGTTTGCTGTTGGGTCGTCTTGATCTTGGAATGGAATAGTTTTAAATAAGGTATAATATCTATCCATATTGATTTCAAACCAGTGCTGAAGCTCAAATTTCCAATACGCGTAAGTTTCCTGCCCGATTTCGTCAAACCAAAAGTGCTTTAGTATTCCCGTTTCTAATGCCTTACGTTTTTCAAGATCATCATAAAAAGGATAATTAAAATCAAAAATCTTTTTTCTTGCGATCTCTAAAACTTCCATATCGCTTAATTCATATTGACCATCAATTAACTCTGTAAATGCAAGGTTGTGACATACCCCGCATATTGTTTCAGTGTTCTCAGCTAGAACCGGACTTTGTAAAGTCAACAAATAATTAGGTACTTTTAATTTTTTAAACATACTAATCACCCTCTTTAATAGTTATATCGTCTTTAAAATCTGAAAGACTTGTATCACCGTCTAATTCAACCAATTTTAAGATGTCCTCAAAGTCCTCATATGGTGCGAACTCTACACTTGCGTTTAAATTAAATTTTTTATTTAATTCTTCAATCGCTTTTTTACGTTCACTAAGCCAAATATTACGAGACGCAATAACCTGTTGATTGTTTGCGTTGACCTCATCCGAAACTAATCGCTCTTTTTTGTCCATGTTTGCGTTTTCAATACCTAATAGAGTCATACACTCACGCAAAATCGCTTGTTTCATACCGTGCAATTCATCCGCAATAAAAGGTGCATTTGTCTGTAACACATTAACATCTTCCGTTCTAAATCCTTTCGATGTGAAGATCGTTTGAACGCCTTGCAAAATCTTCTTCATGAACACTTTGAACTGTTGTAACATACGCTTATCACCTGTAATGATGTACGGCGTCCATTGCATGGTCAAATTTTGGTCCATCGTGCGACTTGTTAGGGCTAGTTTTTTAGCGAAAAAGTTTAAGTATGGGAAGATACCCACATATAAAGGACTGTTTTTCATAACAACACACTCTTCACTTGATAAATTCTTTTTAACAAGTGGACTTGTTGATACTGTATGGTATTCGGTTGGCATTTGATAGTGGTTTAACTTACCACCTAATGTGATTTCACTACAAATTAAGCCTAATCTTTCATCATCATAAAAACCAATGTAACCACGTGTTTGTAAAACATATTCTAAATAGAATGTGTTAATAGATTCGGGTAAACCTTTATATTTAAACATGTTTAAACTTAACATTTGTAAATACGTATAATATATAAAATCTGCCTCTCCATTATTCATAGTAGCTACATCCACCGCGTTACGGCAATAATCTGTGAACGAACTTGTATCATTCAATAAATCCATTTTAATCATCTCCTTTTAATTATATTAATGTACTTTTCTTTCTTTATAGTTTCCGTATTTGTCACACTGTGTATATGAATATCTTTCACCGTTATTTTGGCTATAATCACCAACATTCTTATTGTGCCATAGTGTAATACCATTATCAAATACACGTTTGATTTTTTCTAGGTCGCTCGGGTCGATATTTGTACCTTTAATATTACATTTTACCGTCTGAATATAGTTCCATGATATTTTAGATCTTAAATTTGGATAGTCGATGACATTCGTCGCGTAGCCTCGCATATTCCATATTTTTTCTAGTTTCTGCTTATATTCGTCTGTCGGTCTATAAACATATAACACAAATGTGTTTAAATCTAGTGCGATTTGTCGCATTAAATCATTTGAACCAGTAACAATACTATCCGCCGTGGCTTGTGCGTCGTGAATACGTGCGTTATAACTATCCATAGCATTTTGAATATTGGTTTGATTTTGATATTGTGTTGTTAACTGTCTTAATTGGTTACCAATTGCGGTTGATTGACTATTAGCACTTGCTTGTGCGTTTGCATTCGCAAGTGCGTTTGCGTTTTGCATATTGGTTTGTTTTGTATTGATTTGGTTTTGCATAGCTGTTTGCCCAATGCCTAAACCAGATCCAACTAAACTACCTACAGCACCACCAATATTACCGGTTAAAGCACTAGCGATACCACCACTTAAACCGCCTATAGCGCCTATACTGGCGTTTATCATGTTCGATTTATTGTGTAAATCATTCAAATTACTAGCTAAATTGGCGTTACGTGCGGTAACACTTAAATTCAAATTATTTTGCAAGCTTGTCTGAGCGCTTAACGCATTACCTGTTGCGCTGGCTATAGCTGAATTTGCTTCATTTGATCGTCTAATATTAGATAATCCAACATTCATAGAGTTACGTGAGGATTGTAGCATTAAAGCGGTTGTGTCACTGATAATAGGTAAGCTAGTCTCATATTGAGATTCAAATGAATTATCTAAATTAATTAAATCTGAATAAGATTCATCTGATTTTGTTACCTTATAATTTAATGGTACAATATTTATTTTTGAACTGTTTGGTGAGCCTACATAAATAAATTGTGCGTTTTTCATATCTTGCCATAACTCATTTTTAAAAGCTTTTGTTGTTCCATTATTATCACTAATAAGCATATAGCTGTATGGGTACGTGTATAATTTTGTAAATTGAGTAAATCCAATAAACGCTGGTATATTATATACACGCGTTTTTGTATATGCGTTTAAATCATTTGAAAGCATATCGTTCATTGTTTTAGATTTATACGTTAATATTTGATAATCCCCTTGTTGCTCACCACTAAAGCAGTCACGTTTAATAACAACCTGTCCATCTTCAACAACTAAACCGGGTATTGAATTCGTTACCACTATAGAAACACATTTACCTACTAATTTCTCATTCTTTCTTATAGCGTCTAATACTTTTGAAAGTCCGCTAATCGTTACAGTTTGACCGCTTGTACTGCTAATTTTTAAAGTTGTTATATCAGTTCCCGTATATCGACTAAAAGGGAAAATATAATAGTTAATTTGAGATGGTGTTCCTAATTGTGCGTTTGTGTAGCTGTCTGTTCCGGACATATCACAAGTCATACCAATCACAGCAAAACTAGTTATTCCGTTTGCGTCTATTAGATATTGTTTGTCACTAACTAAATCTGTTCCAATCTCTAAATTCTCCGGTTGTGTGTTAATGCAAGGTCGTTGTACACCATCACCGGTATCATAATATTGCGGTCTATGTTCATATGCAATGTATGACTCCATAAAGTTTTCTTCAATTTCAAACCGCCATGTTTGTATCACATCCGTTTCAAAACTAATACTAGTCGCATTGTCATTTAAGTACCCTAAACTTGTAATAAAACAGTAAATCCATTTTGCTTTATTTCCTGTATTTCCATTTTGATAAATCAAATAATTGTATAAACGTAGATCATCATAAACACCGGGTACAACTACCGTACCATCTTTTCTTTGATATGTGTAATTTTCAAATACAATATGATCATAGTTATTAATAAAAAAATTAAATTGCTTTTCGGGGGTATCGAATGCACCCCAGAATGTGTTATTCATTGCATCAATTTCTAATCCTTTTAAAAGATAAATTGTTGATTGTGGTGTAAATTGACTATTAACAACTCCTATACTCATTTTAATCAACTCCTTTTATTTTATATTAGTAAAAAATAGTTAAATGTTCAACTATTTTATTTGTCTTTGATATAATCATATATTTCGCGTGCCTTAGTGCCACGTTGTGGTTGGTTTGGGTCAGCTGGTCTTTCATAATTCGCTAAAAATTCAATCGCTAGTGTGTACGGGTCGGCGGTAGATTTTGAAAAGCTTGCAAAACTTTCAGGATAAGCTGCCGTAGCTATCCATTGTTGATTATTTTCCATTTCCCATTGAATTCGCTCACATTCTCCTTGGCCAAACTTTGATACATCCGGGTAATATCCTTTTTCTGTTAACCAGTCAATAATCTTTGTCCAAGGCGTCCACTGAACTAGCCCATATCCACGACTTGCTACAGGCTGTGCAAATGGAACATCGCCTTCCCATCTATTCGGGTTGACTGTACTTTCAAAATATGAATTACCTAAAATACCAGATACAGCGTTTGCGGTCCAACCTTTAGCCTTGAAAAATTGCCAAAATGCTAGCCAATTTTGCCGTGATTCATCTTCTGTAAGTGGTCGTGTGCTGTTGATATCACCGGGAATAAACCAGTTACTTGTTGGTGTTGGCGGTTCGGGTTTGATTTCTTCTTTTGTTTTATAAAAGCCAAAATCAATACCTAAACCATCTAGCATAAAATAATGTTTAGTGTATTTGTATGTTGGTTCTGGTGTAGGAACGTCACCACCATCAAACGTTTTCCATTCTTGACCATATCCATTAACAATATTCGTATCATTTACATAAAATACATTATTCGGTAATTCTGAGCCACTTAACGCATAACATTCATTCCCATAACTACACACAACACCATAACTAACTAGCCCAGCGTTTAACGTAAAAGACTGATCTATATGACAGTGGTCTCCTGTAGCCATGCCAGCCGTACCCGTATGATAAATTAAATCACCTTGTTTATATCGTGTTTCTGTTGGTGGGTTTGGGTCATGTGTAAAACTTACAGTCACATTTTTTAAACCGTTTGGTGTCCATACTTTATTATCACTTTGATACACTCGCGTATTTCCGGAGGCATACGTGTGTACTAAATGACAACTAAATGGGGCGTATACGGGTACACGTACCTGTCCACTAATTGCATTATCGAATGGATGTCCGCAACAATGACTATATTCAGATGGGCTTGACCATTGTGTAATATTCATGGTTTCCATAGGAAATAAACAAACTTCACGACGATCCTTTTCTAATTTTTGACCTGCTTTCATAAATTTAATTCCTCCTCTAATATTGTTAATTCGTGTAGTTTCTGTTTACATATATTATAGCGTTCATAATCCACATCCTTTAGTATGTGCATAGCTTGCATGTAGAATTCAATATAAAAATAAACGCTTAAACCTTCCGGTAAATTATAGGGAATATCTTCCGGCTTTTTCATCTTATATATACTTGATAATTCACATTCTTTTTTATTCATATTTACCACCTCATCTATATAATAAAATAAAACTAGCTTATGAGCTAGTTTTTTCTAAAATAATCGAAATGCACGCGTCAACATAACATTGTCCTGTAACAGGTGTATCTGTTTTAAGCTTAGCGAAATATGGTAAATATTTTAATGCTAATTCTGTCATTACAATTTGTGTCTCACCTTTTACGGTTGTGACTGTTACATTATCATCTAGTATTAAATAAACATAATCTATTAATTCACCTGTACTTTTGTTTTTTAATTTACATGTGTTATTAGTTAATAATGATCTCTTAACTGTATAACCTTCTAAGTCTAAATTTCTAACAATAATGTTGTTTGTATAATAAGGCGCATTTGGTAAATATTCAAAATCATATTTAAAATAATAATCTAATTTTTTAACATTTTTATCTTTGCTTTCTGTCAAAACATAATAGTCAGTTGTTCCGACTTTAATAAGTGAAACATTATTTTCAACGGTTGGTGTAGGTTCTGTGGTCCAAGGTAAAATGTTTTCGCTTGTATCACTATACTTTTGTTGAATCTCAACTAAATTAACTTTACCACTGAGATCGTTAATAACTGGTTTTGTGTCCATTATACAATTTTCAAGCCATAAATTACAATCCTTATAAGAAGTGAATATTGTAGCAGTATTTAATTCTGTATTAATAAATTGTGCTGTGACCATTTGTTCAACAGTATTTTCAATTAAAATAAAACCATTTATATTATTTGTGTTTTTTATTACACAATTATTAAAGGATATTTTTTTAAACTTATTACTACTTGTAAGCATTCTAAATGTAGTATAGTTATTTTTTATTTCACAACTATTAAATAGTAAATTATTATTTATTGCGAACATTGTATTAAAATTATCAGTGTTGTTTTTAATAATTGTGCAATTATTAAAAATAGTTTTATTGCCAATAGAACCATGTACGATAAAACTACCTAATTTTGCAGTATCATCTAAAATAATATGTGTATTATTAAAAATATAATTAACTTCTTCAATATCTTTATTATTATATGTTATGCCTGTATTAAGTAAATAACTATCTTCAAATAACACATGCGTGAAATTATTTTCTTTAGGTTTAACATCATCAAACAATATCCATATATTTTTAAAATAACATGATTTAAAACATGACGAATAAAAATGTCCAATCAATTTTTCCGTTGAATCTATTTCACGATAAAATGTTATACCTTTAAAAATACAATTATCTGTATCATATGTAAATCTATTATTATTTACTTTAATACTTGTATTAATTCCTATAATATTAACATTAGTCATTTTATTCAATGTATTACTTATAAGATATACTTTATTACTTAGTAATACATACTTATCAGTTTCGCTTGCTTTCGCAATACACGCATTAAATGCTTGACTATCGTCAGTAGTACCATCACCTACAGCCCCAAAGTTTTCGGGTAATAAGAAAGGAAAATCATTATTTTTTGTGACTTCCTGCCACAATGTACTTTTAAATGTTTCTAAATTTGTATTAACTAAATTAGTAACCGTTTCTGTTAATGTTGGTTGTAGTTCTTCCCATTTTTCATCGAATTTATTACTTGTTGTTGTTTGTGCTAATTCAATTACTTGAGGTCGTAACTCTTCCCATTTCTCATTGAATGTCGTTGTAGTTTGTGTTTTAGCTAAATTGTTAACCGTTTCTGTTAATGTTGGTTGTAGTGCTTCCCATTTTTCATCAAACTTATTGCTTGTTGTAGTTTGTGCTAACTCAATCACTTGAGGTCGTAACTCTTCCCATTTCTCATCAAATTTATTGCTTGTTGTAGTTTGTGATAATTCAATAACTTGAGGTCGTAACTCTTCCCATGATCTATTAAATTGTTCAATTGTTGTGTCTGTTGATAATTGGATGATCGTAGGTCTTAATTTTTCCCATTCCTCATTGAATTTATTTGTTGTTGTTTCCTCAACTAGTGTAATAACTTGCGGTTTTAAAATATCCCATTGTTTTTTAAATTCGGCGTCGGTTGTATCCTGTGCCAATTTAATAACAACCGGTTTTAATTCTTCCCATGCATTATTAAATGTTTCAAGTGTTAAATTTGTAACAAGCTCAATAACTTGAGGTTTTAAGATTGACCATTTATAGTCAAATTCCTCATCTGTCCATTCTTTTGTAGCTTGTTCTAATAATGGTACAACTGTATTCCATGCCTCAATCGTTTCATTCATAGCGGTTACTAATGTATAAACATATCCTTGTAAATAGTTTAAACACTGGTAAACGTTCATACCCGTATTGAATGCACTCACATACTGCTGAGCTAAATTCTTACCGCTTAGCTTTAAAGGCTCGAACTCCGGTAAAAAGTTATTGATCTCAAATTCTTCATGTAACTCTGAACCGGAAATATTTTCACTCGTAGATGTTTCACTTGAATTTAAAATATTTTGTTTTATTTTATCAAAATCCATACTATTCACCTTCTTTATATCCGATTAGTTCTTTTAGTTTTTCCGGTAAGATATCACTGTTGATTTTAGAAATGTTTTCGATAATACTAACCACCTCTGTAATAATTGCATATGTACAAATCACAGGTACTAAATCAACTCCAAACGGTAAAGTTAAATAAGTTTCCGCATAGTTAATAGTAATACCTAAAGTATAACAAAAGATAAAACCAACTTTTTTAAAAAGTCCATCTCTTAATTTGTTAGACTTGATTTGTTCACCTTCTCGCAATGCACCAACGATACCTGTCACCAAATCCAAACCATTAAAAACCAATGCCACTAAAATAATTTTCATTTTAATCACCTCTTTCATTTTCTATCATATAAAAAAATAGTTGAATGTTCAACTATTTTCTAATTTCCTATTTTTCCTTGTCCTAACCATTTTCCATTTTTACGAATTCGGCTCGTACCTTGGTTTTCTTTTCCTACTTTATCATAACTATATTTTGCGATGTCCTTCCATGAGTTCGATTTTCGTATTTTTAAAAATCCACTGTCTTTATTCAAGGATTTTAACACTCCATTTTTACGAATACCCCACGGTCTAAAGTCAGGAATAACTTGTTGAATACTGTAAATATTCGAGTGTGGAAAAGTAACATCATCACCTTGTAATTCAATTTTAACGTGTGTTGTATCATTTGATAATTGAATAAATTTACTCCATTGACTCGCTCGCGCCGTACCATCCCAGCCTTGCCTATAGTTTAATGGCATTTGACCCGTATGTGTAAATATCTTTTCTCTTAATAGCTGTGTCCATGAGGCTTGATTGTCTGTTGACTTAGATACAATAATAAAATAATTATACGGTGTAGAAGTATCACCAACATAATACCCATCCGCTACATATTGCTGAGCGTCTGTAATTGCATAACCGACTAAATCTAAAATAAACGTTATACCATAATTTCCATTATCTGTAAAGTTAATGCCTTTACCATATCCGGACGCATGAGCCGTTGCTAAGGGTGCTCCAAACGGTCCTGTATTGTCCGGTGAGCCACCTAAAATAACATTTGCATACGGTCCGGTGTTATCATATGCACCATAGAAATATTGCCATGTCATTATACACCACCTGCCAAATCATTTTCAGTGCTTCCGCTATTTGTACGGATATAAGAACCGCCGTCAACACTTCCACCAAAGATATTAATATTACCTGTTGCAATGTTTCTACCGTCTGTCATATGTCCATCGAAAATAGTTGTACCCGTTTGTGTCCAAGCTCCACTGTTCTTTAAGTTTGTTAACAAAATAGATAAATCGTCGTACATTTTACCAATTCTAGAATCTTGATTATCAATATATTGATTGATCGTATTATTTACATATTGTGTTAACTCCGGTTTTAAATCTTCCCATGACTGATTGAATTGATTGATTGTTGTTTGTTTTGTCAATTCAATAACTTGAGGTCTTAATTCTTCCCATTTCTCATTGAATTGATTGATCGTTGTTTGTTTTGTCAACTCAATAACTTGAGGTTTTAATTCCGCCCAGTGTTTGTCGAATTCACTTTTAGACAGTTCAATACAATATTTAATCATGTCCTCGATGTTTTTATTCCATTTTTTAACGACATCGTTAACAGCCTTAACCAGCCAACCAATATGACCTTGTAAGTAATTTAAACATTGGTAAATATTCATACCCGTGTTAAATTCACTCACATAATTTTGAGCTAAATTTTTACCGCTTAACTTTACCTCGTCAAATTTTGGCAAAAAATTATCAATATCTATTTTGATTTCTTGGTTTTGCTCAAATTGTTCTTTAATTGTTTGACTTGCTGATTGTTTCTTTTTGGTTTTTCTTAACATGATCTCACCACCTTCAAATACATACTAATACAAAATAAATAAAAATAAAAGAAAAAGAGTTAAATTAATAACTCTTTTTCTAGCTTGCAATTTACCTAAATAATAGAAAGGAGGGGTGTCATGTCCTACTCATGACACTTGTATTATAACATAACTATACGTTATAAACAACCTTAACATCGCAAGTTACATTTGAAACTGTATCTCTAATTGTTACAGTTGCCAAACCTTCCGCGTCAATAGCGTCTAAACCTTCAATCTTAACGTGTTTTAAATCGCTTTCGATTGTAGCTTTAACTTTATCTTCAACACTAGATGTAGCAGTCAAACTATACTTAGCATTCAAACCACTTGTTTGTACTGTGAACGGTATGGTGATAGTCGCACCTTTGCGAACTTCTACGACTTGTGGATTAGAATAAATTGCTGTAACTTTTTCTTCAACATCACCAGATACGAACGCAATTGCATTTGCAAATCTAGATATTGCAATGCCTTCCCAATGATGTAAGAAGTAATTCCAATATAAGCCTTTAGCATTGTAAGCAACACCTACACTATATTTTTGGTCAAATACACGATAAATTTCTGAGTCACATACAATTGCCTCAATATTACCTTGTGCCGTACTTGGTAAAGTTGGCAATACTAATACATGAGTTTTAAACTGCGCAAACTCTAACTGAAATGTTTGTGCCAACCAATCAATATTTAAGTAACTATTTGTTTTACCGTTTAAAATAACGTAAATGTCGTCATACTCATTTTGTTTAGTGACCGCCATTGCATTATATTCATTAGTTGGTTCTGTTAAATAAGCTACATATTCTGTAATTTTACGTGCTAACTCTTTAGCTGTATCTGTATCAGTAACCGCACCTGTATTTACGATTTTCATATGTCCATTCTCATAATGAGTGACCAAAGCTGATTTCATGTAATTATAATCATCTTTATTATCTCCATTATATAATGAATCAACAATACGTGCGATTAATGAATTAACACCATCCCACGATACAAAATATTTTCTTAAATCATCATCCGTAATTGTTGCTGGATAGAATGATTTACGATTTACAACGTAGAAAGCTGTTTTAATATCCGGCAATTCACGTTTAAATAATGTGTTTTCAGCGTCCGCTTGATTATATTCATGTTCTTTTGCACACTCAACAAAATATTCTTCCATTGTATAGCCTAGTGGCATGTTAGCCATTTTGAACGGAGCTAACTTATTGCGTAAAATATTTCTATGCGCAATAACTCGACCGATACGTGTCGCTAAACTCATGAACTCAACGCCTAATGTATCTGGATATTCTAATAAACCACTCATAAATTCAAGTGAACTTACTTCATTAGGATCTCCAATTGTATTTCTAAAACTGCTTGAACTAATATTGTACATTGCTCTAGCAACTTCTTGACCGGTAGGTTCATGATCCATTGATAAATTTTTTTGTAATGTTTTTGAAACATCACTTGCGCTTGTTCTTCCCATTTAAATCACCTCTTTCATTAAATACCTAATTTTCTTAGATCCATTGGGATATCTAAAGCTGGTTTACCATCTTTAGCTTTATCAACGCCAATTTGCATGAATAACTTAGAATTAGCCTCAGTCAATGAAGTATTTTTATTTTTTAATTCTTCATTTTCTGATTTTAAATCATCTAATTCTTTAAAAGTTTTTTCAATTTCAGAACGCATATCATTCAACATTGTTGAACGTGTTGCTTGATCGTCGACTGTTAAAACTTCACTAAATTTAGTTCTTAATTCTTCACGTTCCATATAATCACGTCCTTTCTGTTTTAAATATAGGATAATAATATATTTTAGTCAACATATAAAATAAAAGACCACTTTAAGTGGCTTTTATTAAAATATAGGTTTGTAAAGTTATAACAGCTCATTAGCTAGGTTTTCAAGTCTATTAGTGCTATTGGTACGTATCACCGCAGAAAATTCCAATATTTACACGTCTAATTACACTTGTTATGCCTTACACATAAATATTATATAACTATTTTCTTTTTGACAAGTCCTCATGAATTTTATTTTTAACATAGAAACTAAAATTGTGGTGTTTAAGTAAATTTTCTATAAAATTAATAACTTCAATGTCTTTTATATTTACACAAACACAATATTTTTTAACGTTGTCACGATACCATTTATTTCTTTTTTCTTTAGATTGTTCACTCATCATTTACATCACCTTCTTTTTCTTTTAACCATTTTAAAGGCATTCCTAATATATATGTATGAACAAATTCATTTGATTCATGATTTACAATTCTCCATCCTTTGTCTAAATATTCATTTAAAGCTTCAATATCTTTTCGATATGCACTATAATCATAATCTTTTATAGATCTAACAATTATTATTTTATTTTTTAATGGTGGACTTCCAAACATGATTTCATTAAATTCTTTCATTGTTTTATCACATTGCTCACAAATTAATTTATATTTTTCTTCAAAATCATAGTTATAATAAAAATTATTACTAACTTCTTTTTTCAATCTACTTATAAGATTTTTATTTTCAGTTATATCTTTTCTTAATTGTCTGTTTTCATAGTCACCAATTAAACTAATAAGAACAATTAAAACCATTAAACATATAAGCACAAAATTATTCATCCTTTAAACTCCTAACTATTTCTACAATTAAAATAAACATTCCAATAGCATGCACTACAAATAAAAATACAACTCCTAAACATCCAAGTGCAATTATAATGCTACAAATTACATCTAATATTATATCTATCATGTTTATCTTTCTCCTATCTACTCTTTATGCTAAATTGCCTATCTACTAAAACAATACCACCTTTAACATGTGTTTTCTTTAAACAGTCATCAATTACATTTCCAACTCTAAAATTATCATATGTTACATTTTGTTTTGCTCGTTCTGTCATTCCAGCACATTTTACGTTTAAATAATAACAGACTCCTTCTCGTATATAATACAAATTATCTTTGCAATCATTTTCATCAATATATTCTTCCTGATGTTCTACATATTCTTTATATGTTATTTCAATTTCTTCAACGTATGATTTTGCTCCAATAAAATAAGATCTATTAAATATAGATTCTAACCCCCAATATCCTAATTCTTTATCGTCGATAATATCTTTAATTGTATCTGGTATTTTAGTACCAACTAAATGTATTGAATCCGTATCAATATATGCTACTCTATGGATACCTACGTTTTGTGATGTTGATATTGTATATTTACGCGCGTAGGCTGTTACAAATTCTCCATAAGGTAAATAAATAGGATCTCTAAATTGTTCGTCAATAACCTCTTTAACTTCTCCATCTTCAAACGTTGTATACATAGGGTCATGTAAACGTAGAACTCCATCATCTTTATCAATAAATGGGATTTTAGGCGTGACATTTGGGTTCGTTGCGAATTTTCCATAAACCGAATTTAATTGTCTTTTCGCAATAAATCTTTGCGCACCTTTTGAATTTTTCTTAATTTCCATTTGTTCATCAATAAATTGTCTTGCAATTCCTACACATCCTTTAAATTTATACCCATTATGGAAATGTACATCATATATATCATATTGCTGATTAAATAATTCCCAATCAACACTTGTGACCGTCATTCTAATAACTTCACCATCTGAGCTAGTCACATATTTTTTAGATCCTAAAAATCTAGAAAATTTATCTAAACTAATACATGGAATATGATCTTGTTTTATATCAAACGCAAAACTAATAACACCGACCCAAAGCGGATAATCCTCATCTTGCTGGTATTCACCTTCAAAATAAACTGGCGTATCATATGGTAATAATTCATAATACATTCTCGATGGAAATAAAGAATTAACATCAAATACAATACCTTGTGAAATTTCTTTTTCTTTTAATTCTGGATTAGCCCAAACGAAACCACCACTATATGCTTGACGTAGATCTTTATCAACATTAATATCTAAAACTGGAAATATCTTTTCAAATGACATAGGCAAAGTTTTCTTAAATGCCTCAAAACTGCATGACGTTGCTGTCATTTTATTAAAACCTAATTTAAAACATTCATTTAATGCCATTGCACCAATATCTATGTCATTAAACAGATAATCAATTTCATGTTGTTTTAACTTATGTCCTTTTTCTCGCTTAGATGTATAATCCAATTTTAATTTACGAATTGGCAAATTAAAATCATGTGCTATTTTTTTAATTGAAAATGGAATTAATTTAAAACTATCCCATATTGTAGTTTTATTGGATCTATAAATTGAATACTTCCACCATATCTTAATCTCATACCATAAGCCAGTATTTGAAATTATAGTTTTAAAACATCCGGTTTTAGGTTTATTAGAATACTCAAACCCATTATTAAGTAACCAACTAACAATAAATTCTCCATCAAATGCCAAATTATGAAAATATAGTTTTCTTGATTTTTCTTTACACCATTCAATAAAGCCTTCAATGTCATTTCCATAGAATTTAATATTTGTATCAAATACAAAACTAGCACCCCAGGCCCAAACTCTACAATCTTCTGGATCTGTTGTAGTTTCAAAATCACACTCCCATATTTCTTTTGTTTTTCCGCTCAAAACAAATACCTACTTCCTATATTTTACGACACCCCCACGAACATAAGCACGACCAGAAGCAACAGCTAGACTATCCGCAACATCGCTTAAATCATGTTTTATACCTTTTGAAAGTTGTTCATTAACTAACAGTTGTTTTTTAGTGTATTCACGGCTAACATCTATATAATTAAATGCTGATACCGCTTTACGTTCTTGATAAAACCATTTAATTAATTCATTATCAGGTAAAGATTTTATATCTTTTAAAAGCTGTTTACCTTGTTTTTTAGTAATATTACCACCTTTAATTTGTTCTTCAATTGCCGTCTTATAATTATCACGGAGTTTTTTAATTTTATAATTCTCTTTTTTAGTATTCTTTCTTAAATTGCTAATTCTTTTATCTAACTGCTTTTGATATCTATATGAATTAATATTAATATGATTGACTGACTCAAAAAATCCACCCCTATCATCTTTCAAAACAGACAACGCATTTTTAACACTAACATTTGTAACAATACCACCTTTTGTTTCTTTCAAATTAGATAATCCAACTGCACTAGCTAATTGTTTTCTCTGCTTATTCTGTTTATCTATTAATTTATTCGCTTTTTCAATGTCATTTCTGTTAAAAACAACTCCATATTTATTTACAACAAAACGATTCTCTTTATTAAATCTTTTAATTGACCGTATATATTTATTAAATTCTTTTCTATCATTAAAATCTTTTATTGTTCGTATATCTGTAAATACAACGTCTTGTCCCATGTTTTGCGCTTTTGTCGCTGTTCTTTTAGCACTTGCGATTGCATTACGCAAACGCTTAACATCTTTGCTTGACTTCCTCATTTTAGCCAATTCAAACACCCCCTTTTAAGTAAAAATAAAAGGGTGTTTGGCTAACACCCTCATTAAATAGGCTATTTAACAGCCATTGATAAATATTTGTTTGAGCTTGAATTTGATTTCTTCTGAATAATTACAACATGAATTGGTTGTTTTGTCCAGTCATAATTAAACACTTGTTTTAATTGTCTTAAACTCTGGAAAAAAGGCTTAGAGTTTGTAGCGTATGCCTTACCTTCTTTATCAATTACTGTAATTAATTTTGAACAGATGATTTCCCCAGTTTGCTCATTTTCTTTTTCAACATCTTGAACGATGAATCCAGTTAAATATAAATCTTTTCCAACTTGATCAGATAGACCCTCAGCATTATTCACGGCATTAAATAAATTAACACGTTGTTCATATGTCATATCTTCAGTTACTGTTAAACCATTATTTTCAATCATTGCTACTTCATTTTTAATTTGTTCCATTTTAATTTTTCTCCTTATTAATTATTTTCAATATTGCTTTTTCAATTCATTTTTAACCTTGTCAATTCCGCTTAAGCATAACATCATTTCAAGTTAACGCTTTTTACTGAAGTCATAACAGATATAAATATTACATGTTACACCCCCATTAAATAATCAACTTTCATACATATTAACACAAACCAAGTAACCAACATTATAATCAATAAAATTACCATATTAATATATCGACTTGAAACACGATATGTTTTATATTTTCCTTTAATATGCTGTATGGTTTGGTAAATTGATAATAACACCCAAATAACATAACTAGCAACAATTAATTTATTAATCACCATAATTATATCCACGCTTTCTATTCTCTTCAATCATTTGATCTAATGATATCACACCTTGAAATACTTTTCTTTTAAACAACGTTAATGTTTTTAATTTAAAACTGTAAGATGCAATTAAACTTTTAGAGCCAAGCTTATAAATATCAAGCCTAATTAAATGCGTTTTCTGATAGATCATATTAAACGCTAGTTTATAATTGCATAAGTATGTTTCTATTATATCAACTAATGAATTAACATTATCCATAGTTAATTCACTTGGATAATGATTATGTTTATAAATTCTACTCATTCATAAAACCCCTTAAATAACCAGATAATCTATTAGCATATAATACTAATTCAAGACAACCATCTTTATCAATAAATAAATCTTGCGATGTAATAGTCGTAATTACATCAAATGATTTAACACAACTATCAACCAATATTTGTAATTCTTTTCTTAATCCATACAATTTAGACCACTTAATAAAATCTCTTCCTGATGTATAAAACGATAATATTGTAGTATAATATTCTTCTTTCCTAGTCATTTCAATGCCCTCCTTCTTTGTACCCTAATTATAGCACATATATTCTAGAATACAAGTGTTTTTGTAATTTCACATAATCCACTACGTGGCCTGGTGGGTCATT